GGCAAGGGCCGCATGATCGTCGTGGCGGGGCGGCTTCAGATCCGCAACTGGCAGGACAAGGAAGGCAACAAGCGCCGCTCGGCCGAGATTCTTGCCGACAGCGTTTACTTTGGCGATTCTAAGCGCGACGGTGACGGCGGCAAACCCAAGGGCGAGCCGACCTACGACCCGACCGGCGGCTTCTCGCAGCTCGCGGACGATGACAGCGAATTGCCGTTCTAAGGGGGCGTTGAAAACGTGGATGCTAGATTGAAAAGTTGCCCGTTTTGTGGTGAAGCACGTGCCATCGCCCTCACAGCTAGATACGGTCGTGGTCGATGGATCGTCTTTGCCAGATGCGAAATGTGCGGTGCGCAAGCACGATGCTTTTCATGCGCGGAAGACCCATCTATTGACGAATGGACTAACGACGCTTGTTACAAAGCCGTTTCCGCATGGAATAAGCGACCAGTTGGAGGTGCATAAGCATGGCAGAAAAGCGAATGTTTACGAAGTCCATCATTGACAGCGACGCATTTCTTGAAATGCCGCTTTCGGCTCAGGCACTCTACTTCCACCTCAATATGCGTGCCGACGACGATGGCTTTGTAAACAATCCGAAGCGAATCACCGACTACGTCAACGCCTCGGCTGATGATCTGAAAATTCTGCTTGCCAAGCGATTTATCATCCGCTTCGATTCTGGCGTCATTGTCATCAAGCATTGGCGTATGCACAACACGCTCAGGAGTGACCGCTACCGTCCGACAGATTATCAAGATGAACTTGCGCTGCTCTGCGTCAAAGCAAACAAAGCCTATACTGAACGAGAGTCGGAGGGAAGCGACCCGAACTTGCCGCCGGTGGTTGCCGAACGGTTGCCAGATGGTTGCCAAACGGTTGCCAATCTGGCAACCCAGGTAAGAGTAGTAGAGAGTAGTAAAGGTTTAGGTAAGGATAGTGAAGGTTTAGATAAGGCTAGAGAAGATTTATCTGCTCCGAGCGCAGAGCCGGAAACCGTCTCCGCGCCGCCGATCATCAGCATCATTCTGAATGACAAGTCGTTCTTCGATGTGTCTCCGGAGGATTACAACCGCTGGTGCGAGCTGTACCCCGCTGTCAACGTCATGCAGGAACTCAGGAAGATGTCAAGCTGGAGCACCGACAATCCCAAGCGGCGCAAGACGAAATCAGGAATCCGCCGGTTCATCAATGCTTGGCTTTCCAAGGAGCAGGACAAGGGCGGGCAGTATCGTTATCAGGGTGGTAGCTCCAGCGGCAACGTGTTTACCGACATTGCGGAGGGAATGAGAAATGGACAGGCTTGAAACGGCTGATATTCTGGCGGTTCTGAAAGCGGCCTACCCGCAGTTCTATAACGGCCTCAGCCCCAAGGAGGCAAACAAGATCGTCGATCTCTGGGCTGAAATGTTCAAGGATGAGCCTGTTATGGTCGTTGCCGTTGCAGTAAAAGCCATGATTGCCTCGCGGACAAACACGTTTCCCCCGAATATCGGCGAAGTCAAAGAGCAGATCATGAAGATGCGTATGCCGAAGGAAATGACCGCCGCCGAGGCGTGGACGCTGGTCTATCGGGCGATTGCAAACAGCGGCTATAACGCAAAAGAGGAATACGACCGTCTGCCGCCCACGATTCAACGGCTTGTCGGTTCGCCGCAGCAGCTTCGGGAATGGGGCATGATGAACGCCGAAACAGTGCAAAGCGTGGTCGCTTCCAACTTTCAGCGCTCCTACACGGTGCGCATCAAGAGCGATCGGGAGTATATGGCGCTCCCGTCAGACATAAAACAGATGATTTCCAGCGTCGCGCAGCAATTTGCGCTCGGCGACGGAAATGAGAATGGAGGATGAGGATATGAAAAGATGGGCAAGGCGCAACCTGCCTACGGTTGTTCTTCTGGCGGCGCTGATTCTGCTCGCCGCGCTGGTGCTTGCGGTTGCAATGCCGCGTGAAACCGAAAATACACCCGTTGCTGCCGTGACAATTTCGCCGACGTTTGACGAAGCGGCCTACCAGAGCCGCTTGGGGGCCGAAGCCTTCGCGGAAGTTGAACACGAAACCGCCGATATTCCCAGTACATACGATCTGCCAGAGCCTCCACAAGAGGCAAACAGCGAGCCTTGCGGGAGAGGCGGCTTCGAGTGCCAGGACAAAGAGGACTGGGAGCGCCTTGCCATTGTGATCTATCAGGAAGCCGGCGGCGACGATGTGTGCGATATGTGCCGCTACCGTGTGGCCGACGTTGTTCTGAACCGCGTGGCCGATCCTCGCTACCCCGATACCATCGAGGGCGTTCTGATGGACAACAAATACGGTCTGCAATGGGGGCTGCTCTCCGTGACCGGAATCGTCTGGCCTGATAAGGCAAGCGAGCCGGGCGAAGCCGCCGCCGTGCAGCGAGCGTGGGACATTGCGGCCGACGTTCTCGAAGGGCATCACAGCGACCTCGATGGCAATTATATTTGGTGCTCCGAGTACAAGCAGGGTTCCGAAGTGATCTACTGCGACGGCATTTACTTCGGCGTGGGTTAGGAGGCAGCCATGGCAAAAGACCCGAAAAGACAGCTTCTCGGCAAAATCGCCCGCCAGAAGGGCCAGTATTTCGAGCAGCGGCTTGACAGCACCTTCGATTACTACCGCGAGCGCGGCTATGCAGAGATTGAAAAGACGCCTGAGCCGATGAAGGTTATCAAGCCAGAGGGTAACGGCCGATTCTTGGCCTGTTACACCAAGAAAGCGCAGGTCGACTACAAAGGCACAATCAAGGGCGGCAGGACGGTCCTGTTTGAAGCCAAGTTCACAGCCACAGACCGGCTGACGCAGGATCGCGTTATCGACAAGCAGGCTTCCTACATGGACAGACACCAGCGGCTCGGCGCCCGCTGCTTCGTCGTTGCCGGCTTTTCGACCGGCGAGGTCTACAAAATTCCTTGGGCCGACTGGCAGAACATGAAGACGCTGTTTGGCCGAAAGTACGTAAAAGAAACCGATCTACAAAATTACAGAGTGAAAACGGCTTGGAATGGAACGCTGTTTTTGCTCGACTGATGACTGAAAGGAGTCACTACCATGAGTGAAATTTCGATGTATGAAGCGCAGAAAAAGAAGATGGAAGGCTTGTGCGAAGAACACGACCTGACGTATCGCTTCCAGAAGGACACCTATCCGCCCACATTCACGATCTCCCCGATTCAGGGCATGGACGCCCAGCTCTCCATGCTGGAGAACGTCGAGGAAGCCGGGTATATCAGCCCCGAAGCCAAAATGACGTGGATCTTCAAGGACGGTTCGCTGGAAACCAAGGTCACCGGCGGCACCTTTACAATTACGAAGACGCTGCGGACAAAGATCGAATCCGTCCTGATGAAGATGCTGACGTACTGGATGCAGTATTTCTTCCGCGACGTCATGGAAAAGCGCAGCCTCAAAGACGGCATGATGCCTGTCATCAACGAGGACGAAGTCGAAGATGATGATGCCTACGAGGAAGATCCGGAAGATCCTGATGACGCCGAGGCCCCTGAAATGCTCGACGGCGATGACACAGAGGATGACGCGGACGATGATCTCGGCGACACCGCCGACAGCTCCGATGCCACGGACGATGATCTCTACGATCAGGCTGTCAGCATCGTGCGCATGGAAAACAAGGCGACGGTTTCTCTCCTGCAGCGCCGCCTGAACGTCGGCTATGCCCGCGCCGCCCGCATCATGGAGCTGCTGGAGGAAAACGGCATTGTCGGACCGTTCGCTGGCTCGAATCCGCGCGAAGTCCTTCCTGCCGACGAGCCGGACGATGTGGAGGGCTCAGGCGATGAATAATCAGAACCCGCCTCTGCTCAAACGGGATGATTACAAAACCATCAAGCACATGAACCGTGAAGACCTGACGAAATACCTCTATCGCATCTACCGGCGCGGCTTCGATGCTGGTGTCGAGTCCACCAAAGGCAAGGTCACCAAGCGTTCCATCGTACCGCCTGAACCGGCGCAGACGGAGGAATAAGCCATGGGAAGAAGTGTGCCGCACAATCTGAAAAGCACCCATCAGACGGAGTTTGTAAAGATCTTCAACTCCCTCTGCGGCCGATATGGACGCTGGGAAATCTGGCAAGATTTCATAACACTCGCCGCAATCGCGATCTCAAATACCGTTGACCAGAGTCAAGCCGCTGAGCGTGAAAAGACGTACATGACGATAGCTGGCAAGTACAAGCCCGAAGAAATGCTCAAATTCTCGCAGATGCTCCAAGAGGTCGTGATCGGTATGGATTTCAATCCAGATCAGGACTTTCTCGGCGAGCTTTACATGGCACTGGATTTGGGCAATGACCACGCTGGGCAGTTTTTCACGCCCTATGATGTCTGCCGCATGATGGCTGAGATCACCGGCACAGACCTCCAAGCGCGTGTAGAGCGGGACGGCTGGATCTCCGTCAACGATTGTGCCTGCGGTGCAGGAGCGTTGCTGGTGGCGTTTGCAAATGCCTGTACGCGACAGGAAATCAACTACCAGACCTCCGTGCTTTTTACGGCGCAGGACATTGACTACATCGTTGGTCTGATGTGCTACCTGCAGCTATCGCTCATGGGCTGCGCCGGGTACGTCGTGATTGGCGACACGCTTCTTCATCCCTCAACAGCACTTGACCGCCGGGGGCTTATCCCCCGGCCAGACCAGAACATATGGTACACCCCGTTTTATTTCCGCGACATCTGGCACTACCGCCGCATTTGGGCGCAGATGGATTTACTGCTTCAGACAGACGAAAAACCCGCCGAGCAAGTTACCGGCAAGTTAAAATCGTCTGCCGCGCTGCCGCCCTTGCCCTTGCAGGAAACGAAAACCGGGCAGCTCACACTATTCTGACAGAAAGGAGGAATCGCCTGACACATGGGAAAATGGACGGACGATCAACTTCAATATCTCCGCGAGCATAGTCGCTCACAGCCGGCAGCGGCTATTGCCGCAGCGCTTGGCCGGACGGAAGGGTCTGTACGACAAAAGAGGCGTTCGCTCGGACTGCAAAGCTATCACGCAGGATGGACAAAAGCAGAAGAACAATTCCTCCAAGATCAATGGGGTGTCATGTCAATCCCCGCGATTGCGAAGCGTCTTAACCGCTCCGTTGAGGCTGTCATCGTACGGAAAAACAGACTGGGACTTGGCCCGGTTCTGTTCGGCGGCGACTACATATCCATGAATCAGCTTATAATCGCCGTTTGCGGCAGCAATGCCGGTGGGAACTATAAGCTGAAAAGCTGGGTTGAGAACCGTGGCCTCCCGATTCACACAAAGCGCGTCAATCAGAACAGTTTTCGTGTCATTCGGCTCAATGAGTTTTGGAAATGGGCAGAACAGCACCGCTCGTTCATTGATTTTTCCAAAATGGAGCCGTTGGCGCTGGGCGAGGAGCCTGCATGGGTAGCCGAGCAGCGCAAGAAGGACTTTCAGGCATTTGCCATCCAGCGGAAAGACCCATGGACACCCGATGAAGACGCGCGGCTGAAAATGCTGCTTCAGCAGCATCGGTACGGATACGCTGAGCTTTCCGATATGCTGCGTCGCTCGGCCGGCGCGATCCAGCGCCGATGCAACGACCTCGGCCTGAAAGAGCGGCCGGTCAAAGCCGACAATCATGGTTCATCCGCAGCTTGGACACAGACCGACTTCGATGTGCTGGCAGACGGAATCCGAAAAGGCAACAGCTACACCGCCATTGGCAAGGCACTCGGCAAATCCGAAAAAGCCGTGCGCGGGAAAGTTTATTTCGTCTATCTGACCGAGAATCAGGACAAAGTACGCGCCATGCTCAAAGATCAGCCTTGGGGTTATGGCGCGCCAGACCCGACCGTAAAGCAGGCGGTACACCTGTCCAGAACGCGAACAGAAACCCTGCAAACACTTGAAATGCTCTGCTCAGTGCTCCGCAAGCGCATCAACGACATTGACGATAATCCCTACTGGCAGCGGCTCATGTGCGCAAACTGGGATGAAGTCAAGGGTTGCAATCTCTGTGCCAACTGCGACGAATGCACCGAGTTCCGCAGAATCCCACCACAGCATTGCGCCCGGTGCGGCCGTTCTTTTATCGAGCGCAAAGAAAATACCTTCTGCCCGGCCTGCCGCACCGCGAGGAAGAAGCAGGCCCAGCGGCACTGGTGCCGCGTGAACGGCATGAGTCGAAAATAATAAACTGTCCCAGCCGAGGGGCAAAGCTCGGCGTAAGAAAGGAGCGTTTTATGGCAGAAATCAAGTACATTCCGGTCAGTAAACTGTGGGGGCATCCCGATAACCCCCGTAAGGGCCCGGGCGATGTGACCGAGCTGGCCGAGAGCATTAAGGTCAACGGCGTACTCCAAAACCTCACCGTTGTTCCGCTGATTGGGGAAATCACAAAGAAGTGGGACGGAGAAAGCTACCGCGTCATCATCGGCCACCGCCGTCTTGCGGCCGCAAAGCTGGCCGGTCTGGAAGAGCTCCCCTGCGTCGTGGTCGAGATGTCGGAGCGGGAGCAGCTGAGTACGATGCTCACGGAGAATATGCAGCGGTCCGATCTGACGGTCTATGAGCAGGCGCAGGGCTTCCAGATGATGCTCAACATGGGTGATTCCGTAGCTGAGATCGCAGAAAAGTCCGGTTTTTCGCAGACCACCATCCGACGCCGCGTGAAGCTGCTCGACCTCGACCGCCAGAAATTTCAGAAAGCCGAAGCTCGTGGCGCAACACTCAATGACTATCTGGAGCTTGACAAACTGGACAGTCCCGAAGACAAGAACAAGGCGCTTGACGCAATCGGCACGGCGAACTTCAACAGCGTTCTGAAAAGCCTGATTTCCGAGCAGGAAATCCAAAAGAAACTTGCTGAATGGACTGAAATTGCAGACAAGTTTGCATATCAGATTGAAAGAAGCGGCGAATTCAACGGTACGACGGTCAATATGGTCTACCACGCCGGCTACAGCCGCTGGGATTTGAAGAAAGAAATGACCATACCAGAAGACGCGAGTGATGTTCGATACTTTTACAGGAAGGATTCTACCGGAATCACACTCTACAAGGAACGTCGGGAATCACAGCAGCCAGACCCGGAAGCGGAGGCCCGCGAGGAACGGCGCCGCAGAGACGAACAAGCCGAAAATGAATTTGCGGAAGTCGCGGAGGCCCATTTTGAACTGCGCAAGGATTTCATCAAAGAGCTTCCGAACAGCGTATTCAAACAGCACATGAAGGAAATCTCTTTGTTCTGCGTGGCAACAACAGAGTCAATCGATGGTGGCTACTGCAATTCCATCAACCCTCGGTTCTGCGCCCAGCTCCTCGGCATGAGACTTTCGCCAGACGATGAAAACGAAGATTTTTGCGACATGGGCTTTGTCCGCAGCGCGGCGGAAGCCCAGCCGGAAAAGCTGATTTTCTGCTGCTGCTATTCTGCCCTCGATGACGAGGACATGAGCTACTACCGGCGCGTGTGGAACATGAACCACTACGAATATGAGCTTTGCGAAAATTCGGACTTGGATCACATCTATGAAATCCTCGAAACGCTCGGCTACGAAAAGTCGGACGATGAAGAAGAAATGGCAGAAGGTACGCACCGGCTCTTTGCTATATACGGTGCTGCGGAGGATTCCGACGATGACCGTGAGGAAGCAGAATGAGTATGGAGGGAATAAAGATGTCAGCATGTAAAGCGTGCATGGCGGCTATCATCTGGATTAAGACACCAGCCGGGAAATCCATCCCCTGTGATGCTACCCCGCGCTACTACATCGAAAAGCCGCGCGTCGGCAGTAAGAAAATTGTCACTTGGAACGGGCAAGTGCTTTCGTGCGAATATACGGAAGACCCAGCCAAAGCAACCGGCGTGGGCTATGTGCCGCATTGGGCAACCTGCCCCTATGCCGATCGATTCAAAACAGGAGGACGCAAATGAAAGAAATGGTATATATCAGCGACCCTAATGCGGATCGTGAGATTCTGGACGAAGGGTATGTCCACGGGTATCATTACTGCATTGTTTCCCTCGGTTCTCACCCGTGCGCCTATGTCGAGATTCCCAAAGACCACCCGTGCTACGGGCTTAACTATGAAAAGATCAAGGTTAGCTGCCACGGCGGCTTGACGTATTCCGAGAAAGGCATCGGTCCTCTGTTTCCGGATGCGTTCTGGATTGGCTGGGACTATATGCACTTCGGTGATCGTATTGAAATGCCGAGCTACGGTGCCCGAGGAAAGACATGGACAACGCGCGAGATACTGACAGAAGTTGAAAACGTGGTGTATCAGCTCTCGGGGATTGGAGGAAAAGGAGGATAAGAAGGATGGATAAGCTCACATGGTACGACAATGACGGACGGATTATGTGCCGCCGCGGATATGAGGTTGCGTTGGCTCGTCTGGCTTCTTACGAAGCTGCAGGTCTGACGCCGGAACAGGTGGTGAACGCCAAGACCATTATAGAAACCGCTTTCGCGGATGATACGTCGAAAGCCGAGCGAATCAGAAAGCTAGTGGCGGCTGATGATGAGGGGCGTGTGACGATTCTTCCCTGCCGGGGCGATGCAGACATTGTCCTCACGCGAAACGGCATCGCTTTCAAGCCAGACCACTGGAACATTCATCTGACCGCGTTTGCAGAAAATCAGCCGACACCGAGCGGAAAGAAGGTTGCCCTGTTCGATCTTAGAGAAGTTCTGGAATCAATGGAGGGCAGCACAGATGTCTAAGCCGAAAAAGCTGGGTATGCCGGGCGCCTATACCTCGAACGCCAGAGCGGATTTCCTGCGTCGCCCGAAAGCGGCAGAACATCGGAAATGGGCTGTTGCAAGCGACAATCGGCTGGAACGTATGGAACAGAAACGGATGGAACGTGAAAAGGAGACTATGAACTATGACCAGAAAACGCGCAGTTAAGCTGCTGATGGCTCGCGGATATAGCCGCAACCGCGCAAACAGGATTATGCAGAGCAAGGCGCCAGGTGACAGCAATCTCCGGGCATACAGAACATATCTTCGCTGCGATAGTGTCTGCGATACCATTGCTCAACTCTCACGTCGTTTTTTCAAATGTCTTGTTTCCGCAAACGCTCTCACCGAAGCCCTGCTCTTTATGGGTGAGGCGTTGGCTGGGAGGTGACGGCATGAAGCGAAAAAGAGCGTTAAAGATGCTGATGGGCGCTGGCATGAGTAGAAACGACGCCAGCCGGTTCATCCGAGAACCTTTTGCAGTTGAGAATGATGCCAAAGTCTTCGTTGGCCTATACAGAATGGCTGTCAGAAAATCTCACGTGCATATCATGGCCGATGGCGACAAAACGTTCATTCGTTTCATTCCGAAGAACAAGCAGCCACGTTGCTACTTCAATACGCATCTCGAATGCCCCGCAGACCGCGTTTGCACGATTTGCCGAAATCTCAATTCCCAAGGTAGGGGGTATTGCGATGCCGAGGATTGATGAATTGACCTGCCGGTTTTGCGGTGCGGACAGCCGCTGCAAGGTCGAGGAAGTATATCTGCGTCCAAGAACACCGCCCATGTTTTGCGTCAGGTGTTATAATTGCGGTAGAGCGGGTACACCGAAAGGCACAAAGAAAACCGCAATCCGGGCTTGGAAAAAAGCAAAGTAACGATGGAAAGGGGCGGCACACATGACTCTGGCGGAACTGAATGGGCATCTTGATCTTGTCCAGCAGCTTCAGAAAACGGAAGAACTGCTTCAGGGCTTGTGGAATGCTGCCGTTCCCGGGGCGCAGAAGCTGGATGGAATGCCGCACGCCTCCGGCGTCAATGACAAGGTCGGCGTCCTCGGCGCGGAGATTGCGGACATGGAGACGCAGCGCGACGCGCTGAAAGAACAGATCGCCAGAAGCGAGGAGACGATCGCTGTCTGGATCGCCGGAATCGAGGATAACACCACACGCCTTGTATTCCGGCTGCGTTTCATCCGAGGTATGCCGTGGAAGGTAGTTGCAAGTGTGCTTGGTGGGCGAAATTCCGAGGATGGCGTCAAGTCCATATGTTATCGCTTCCTCGGAACTTGCCCCGCCATGACACGCACTGACGCGCTGTGACGCTTGCAATCACCCCTGAGATGTGATTTCATGTAAACTGTAAAATTCCAAATCAAGCCGGGCGGCGCTCCTGATCGGGGCGCTGCTCATTTTATTCGGAAGGAGGACTTGCCTCCACGATGCTCCTTGCGTGGAGGATGGCTCGGACCTGCGGCGTATCGCCAACGCTGCCGGCTGCGGGTACATCGAAAAAAGGAGGAAACCCTATGTTGCTCACATGAGCGGCGCGGGGTCAGCAGCAATGATCTACTTGCAAAACAACGTATTCGATGAAGCATTGGAACGGCTGCGGATGATCTTCGACGGCCACGACGATGTAATCGTCAGCATGTCCGGCGGCAAGGACAGCACAGTTCTTTTCCGCATGGCGCTTATGGTTGCGCAGGAGCGCGGGCGTCTGCCGCTCAAGGTATTCTGGCTCGATCAGGAAGCCGAGTGGCAAGCGACGGTGGACTATATGCAGCACATCATGGAGCTGCCGGAAGTCACGCCGTATTGGTATCAGATTCCCTTTGAGTTCACAAACACGCTCTCCCCGGAGAAGAATTTTATCAGTGTTTGGAATCCGGAGGACAAAGCGATCTGGATTCACCCGCAGCACCCGCTCTCCATCAAGGAAAACCCCAGCAGCGAAAACCGATTCCATGAGCTTGTCAACGTCCTCCCGTCCCACTGCACCGATTCTGAGAATTGTGCCGTGCTGGTGGGAATGCGCATGACGGAAAGCCTGAACCGGCGCGTTGCTATCACGCAGCATGAAGCCCGATACAAAGGCGTGACGTGGTGCAAGAAGAAAGTTGGCAGGTGTCAGGTGTTCTGGCCGATCTACGATTTCACCAACGATGACATCTGGACAGCCATTGCCAAGAATCACTGGGCGTACAATCGCGTCTACGATCTGCAATACCAGTGGGGCTTGGCCAAGGAGGCCATGCGCGTCTCAGCGCTCATCCATGAAACCGCCTGGCACTCAATCGAAATGCTGCAGGAGTTTGAACCGGACACCTACAACAAATTCATCCGCCGCGTATCTGGCGTCGGCACGTTCGCCCATACCTTCGACAGCGGCGACATTATTCCGCGCCAGCTCCCGTTTGCGTTCAAGTCGTGGCAGGAATACCGCGACTACCTGCTTGTCAATATCGTGAAGCCCGAATATCACGAGCTGTTCCGGAACCGTTGGAAGAATCAGACCGGCGACGAATGGTATCGCGTCCACGTCAAAGAGATCGTCCTGAATGATATTGACGGCACAAACAACGCAAATGCCCGCTCCCGTTTCCGTATCCGGGAAAAGGCGCCTACCTACCGCAAACGCGACGCCGCGCAGTTTGAGCAATATATGGGCAGCAAGAAATGATTTCAGATCAGCCCATTCATCAGGTCGAGTGGATACCCATTGAAAAGGTCCACGCAAACGACTACAACCCCAACAGTGTTGCCACGCAGGAGATGAAGCTGCTTTATCGCTCCGTCAAAGCGGACGGCTACACACAGCCCGTCGTTACCATCTACGACGAGAAGAAAGACCGCTATGTCATCGTCGACGGCTTCCACCGATACAGCATCATGCGCAGATTCAAAGACATCTACGCTTCATGCGAGGGGAAGCTGCCCTGTGTCGTGCTTCATGGCAAGACCATGAACGACCTCATGGCCTCGACCGTTCGGCACAACCGCGCCAGAGGCAAGCACTCCATCAACGGTATGTCCAATATCGTCATGGAAATGCTGATGAACGGCGCAACCGACCTGCAGGTCTGCAATGAGCTTGGCTTAGAGCCGGAAGAACTGGTGCGCCTCAAGCACATCACCGGCTACGCGAAGCTCTACGAAAACAATTCATTCACACGCGCTGCGATCTCCGAGAATCAGGCGCGTCAGCTTCAGAAGTATCGAAAGGAGGCTGGCACTGATGGAGATTGTTAATCAGATCGTGATGAAGAAGATCTCCGAGGTCAAGCCCTATGTCCGCAATCCTCGGAAGAACGATAAGACCGTCAACCTGCTTGTTGAGATCATCCCAAAGGTCGGCTTCAATGTGCCGCTTGTCATCGACCGCAACGGCGTTATTGTCAAAGGCCACGCCCGATATGCTGCTGCCATTCGGCTCGGCATGGAGGAAGTGCCATGTGTCGTGACAGACGCAGACGAAGAAACGATCAAGCTCGACCGCCTGGCAGACAACCGTATTTCTGAATTCTCCGAGTGGATCAACGATGAGCTGCTCCACGAGATTGATATGCTCAACCTTGACTTCGACTTCGACCTCGAATCCCTCGGCTTCCCAGCTCCCAGCGACGATTTTGACGCCGACGCTCTTTTTGATGATGGGGTGGCCGGTGAATCTGAAGAAGAACGCCGCGCCAGATACCAAGCCTATCTGGATAACGCCGCAAAGGAAGAAGCGCAGAATGTTGCAATCACCACGCAGGAGCAGGTAGACCGCGCCAAAGCATCTGCTCTGAGCGTGGCCGAGAAGCCGCCCAAGTATGCCAAGGTTGTTTGTGAGCATTGCGGCCACGTCATGCTCATCAAGGAGGGCGATGCAGTTTTCTCCACCGAACAATCGTAGCCCCCGGTAATTATTCGTAAGGGCTGGGTGGGTATGCAGCCAATCCCCTGTCAAATCCGTACGGATGTGAGGCGATAAACGATGCAAGAACAAGAGAAGATTCCTGTCTGGGTGCAGATCGTCAATGGAAAGACGGTGTGCATCTGCCATCGAGGGCGCAAAGGCTGCAAGAAGCCCTGCGAGAAGGACGTTGTCACGCGCGATAAGTTTGCTGGGTGGCAGGGTATCATGCGTCGTGATCGATTCGGCCGCTGAAAAGGTACTGTCGGGAGGGGGCGGCATCTGTTGCGGGCTCGACGACCCCATTTTTCGCCTAGTTAGTTTCCTGTTTTTCGGGTAATTTCGTTACGATTACCGCTGGAATATGCGCTGGTATCGAGACAGATACCGCGCATTTTTCATACCACGGCGCGGGTGAGGCATACCGCGCCGACCTCCTAATGTTCATATGGTCACATCGGGGTAAGGACCACGCCCGTGCAGCACAGGTGCCGCGGTGGAATTCCGCTGAGCCCCATCCGAAAAAGCGTGAAAGGAGTTTGCTATATGGCTGAAACAAAAGCGAAGATCGATGCCGAAGCTGAAATCAGCACGACAGAGCTGGCCGCGATCCTCGGCGTGACGGCGCGGCGTGTGCAGCAGATGGCGCAGGACGGAACAATCGTTCCGGTGCGACGCGGCTACTTCCAGCTCGGCGATGCGGTTCAGCGATATATCAACTTCCTTTCCAAACCGCAGATCAGTGAGGCCGAGCAGAAGCTTGAAACAGCGAAGCGGCAGTCCGAAGCGCAGCTCAAGCTCTCCAAAGCTCAGCTTGCGAAGATGGAGGTCGAGGAGCTGAAAGGCAAGCTGCACCGCTCGGAAGATGTGGAGGGCTTCACGGAAGATCTGATTTACACCATCCGCGCTGCGCTGCTGTCGCTTCCGGGGCGGCTGTCGGTTGACGTCACCGCCGCGCAAAGCCCGGCTGAGGCTGCCGAGATCATCCGCAAGGAAGTCCATAAGGTCATGCGCGAGCTGGCTGCGTATCACTACGACCCTGAGAAATACGCCGAGAAAGTAAACGAGCGGCGCGACTGGAGCAATGCGGGGCGCAGCTATGACGAAGAATGAGGCAGCGGCCGATGCGCTGAAAAAAGCCGAAGCCGAACGCCAAGCCAAACGGCGCGGCGCGGCACGTCTGAACAAGGCCATGCGCAAGGCGCTGGCCGGTATGACGCCGCCTGATGACCTTACCGTCACCCAATGGGCAGAAGCCAAACGCCGCCTCTCTGCCGAGAGCGCGGCCGAACCCGGCCCGTGGCGTACGGAGCGCACGCCCTATCTGCGCGAGCCGATGGACGCTTTTACGGACCCAAAGGTGCGGCACATCGTCATGGTGGCCGCATCGCAGGTCGGCAAGTCCGAGTTTCTGAACAACTGCATCGGCTACATCATTGACGAAGACCCCGGCTCTATTCTGTTCATTCATCCTACGACCATCGACGCACAGGAGTATTCCAAGCTCCGTATCGCGCCGATGCTGCGTGATAGCCCGGCTCTGCGACAGAAGATCGCCGCGCCGAAAAGCCGTGACTCTCACAATACGATTCTCCAAAAGGCCTATCCGGGCGGCATCCTTACGATGTGCGGCTCGACCGAGGCTCACGCACTGGCATCAAAACCTATCCGCTATGTGTTCGGCGATGAACGCGACCGATGGGCAACGAGCGCCGGCAATGAGGGCGATCCGTGGGATCTGGCAATGGCCAGACAGACCACGTTCTATAACGCCAAAGCCGTTGAGGTTTCGACCACAACGATCAAGAACGCCAGCGCCATCGAAGCTGCCTATTACACAGGCACGATGGAACGGTGGAATTCCAAATGCCCGCATTGCGGCGAGTACCACGAAATTCGCTGGTCTGATATTCGCTTTGAGTACGACGAAATCATCGTATCTCACAAGAAGACCTACAAGGTCAAGAAGGTGTACTACACCTGCCCCGGCTGCGGCTGCATTTCCACGGAAGCGGAAATGAAACGTGCCCCGGCAAAATGGATTGCCGAGAATCCGGAAGCCTACGGCCAAGGAACCCGTTCTTTCTGGCTGAACGCTTTCGTCAGCCAGTGGGCTTCGTGGGAGTCTATTGTTCTGAAATATCTCAATGCGCTCGGCAGCACGAAGAAGATGCAGGTCGTTTTCAACACCTGCTTCGGCGAGCCGTGGGAAGATCGCGGTGACATCGAGGATGAGGATTCCCTGCTCGCTCGCCGTGAGGACTACGGCAAGGACAAAAACGGTGAGCCGGTCGAGCTGCCGCCGGGCGTCCTCGTTTTGACGGCTGGCGTTGATACGCAGGATGATCGCATGGAGTATGAGATCGTCGGGCACGGGTTCTTCGGCGAAACATGGGGCATTGAAAAAGGAATCGTCATGGGACGCCCAGATGATGACGCCACATGGAACAAACTCGATGAAGTTGTGTTCGACCGTGTGATGCGTTTTGAGAACGGCGTCGGCCTGCGGGTGTCTATGTCCTTCGTGGATGAGGGCGGTCACTTCACGCAGAGCGTTCGCGCACAATGCAACGCCAGAATCAGCAAGAAAGTATTCTGCATCAAAGGTATGCCCGGACAGGATAAGCCTTATATCTCACCGCCGAAAAAACAGAAGATCTTCGTCAATCAGATTGCGGTCGGCACCTGCTGGCAATATCAGCTCGGCGTCGATTCCGGAAAGGAAATCATCATGGACAATCTGCGCGTACAGACGCCCGGACAGAAATATTGCCATTTCCCGAAGCGCGACGATTACGGCAGCGCCTATTTTGCGGGTCTGCTGTCGGAAACGAAGGTTTATGATCCGAACAAGAAGCAGCCGTGGTCGTGGAAGAAGATTCCCGGACACGAGCGTAACGAGCCTCTGGACTGTCGCAACTACGCGCTGGCCGCGTTCAAGGCTCTGCCCAAGAATCTTGATGAGATTGACCGCCAGATCAAGGCCGCCTCCGGTGTCCGTGTGCCTGCTCCGCCCTCGGCGAACATCACACCGCCGAAGCGCCGCACGGCGCAGCGCGGCAGGCAGAAATACTACGACGATTGGTAAGGAGCGTGTTTTATGGCAAGCAGAATCATCATTGAGAAGCGGCTTGCGTTCCGCGAAGCGGCGCTTGAAAAGCTCTACGACGCATACACGGCGCTGGTCGACGGCGGCGTGAAATCCTACATGATCGATGACCGGCAGCTCACCCGTTTTGATCTCCCGGCGCTGTCGGAAGAAATTAAGCAGATGGAGAATGAGATCGATCAACTGACCTCGGAGCTGAACGGCAGCAAGCGCCGCAAGGCATTCGGCGTCATCCCCCGCGATTGGTGAGCATTTTCGTGAGGTCACGAAAATGCTAAATACAGCAATTCGCCCGAAAGGGCTTTTGCACGGGCGCTCTGGCGGAGTTTTCTCCTTTCGCCGCCAGACCGTCCGTTTTCTATTTCACAGGAGGCGAAAGCATTGAGCAAGAAAAATCATCGCCAGAGCGCCGCACCGTATGCCAAGGGGTATAGCGAAGCTGGCGCGAGCGTCACCCGGCGCGCGCTCAAGGGGTTCACCCCAGACAGCGGTTCGCCCAACGAAGATATTAACCGCAACAACGCCACGCTGCGCCAGCGGTCGAGAATGCTTTATATGGCATCGCCCGTGGCCACGAGCGCCATCAACACCAACCGCACAAAGGTTGTCGGTACCGGCCTGACTCTGAAAGCGACCGTCGACCGTGACCTGCTGGGGCTTTCTCCGGAGGCGGCAAAAGAATGGCAGCACAAGGCCGAGATGGAATTTCGGCTCTGGGGCGGTAAAAAGCAGAACTGCGACGCGCTCGGCCTGAACAACTTCATGGCTCTGCAGCAGCTCGCGCTCAAATCGTGGCTCATGTCCGGAGACGTGTTTGTCCTGGTGAAGCGTTACCCGGCGACGCCGCTGAATCCATACTCCATGCGGCTGCACGTCATTGAGGCAGACCGTGTTTCCACGCCTACCGACTTCAGCGGAGGCTATACCTACGGCGGCTTCATGGATGCCGTCGTTCCGGACGGGAGGCCCGGCGCCGGTCACCGCGTTTTCGACGGCGTGGAGGTCGACAAAAACGGCCGCGTCGTTGCCTATTACATCAGCAACACCTATCCGCACCAGATCACGACCGAGAAACAGGAATGGACGCGCGTCCCGGCCTACGGCGAGCGCACCGGCCTGCCGAATATCCTGCACATCATGGACAGCGAGCGCCCCGATCAGTACCGCGGCGTTCCGTATCTGGCACAGGTTATTGAGCCGCTGCTGCAGCTTCGCCGCTACACGGAATCGGAGCTGATGGCGGCGCTGGTGCAGAGCTTCTTTACGGCATGGATTGAAACGGAAACCGATCCGTCCGGTACGCCATTCAATGAAGTCGGTACAGGAGACATTGCCGGCGTTCCGACTGCCAGCCCGGATGGTGCTGGTGCAAGCAATATCTCCGACGATCCCAACGAGTACGAAATGGGGCCGGGTACGGTAACGCACCTTGCTCCCGGCGAGAAAGTCAACTTTGGCAGTCCGAACATCCCGACCGCAGGGTTTGAGACGTTCGTGAAGACAATTTGCCGCTTGGTCGGCTCGGCGCTGGAACTGCCTTATGACGTACTCATCAAGGAATTCAACAGCTCCTACTCTGCAAGCCGCGGTGCGCTGCTGGAAGCATGGGAAGCGTTCAAAATGCGCCGGTCTTGGTTCGTGAACGACTTCTGCCAGCCGATCTACGAGCTGTTCATGGCCGAAGCTGTTGCGCTCGGACGCATCAATGCTCCGGGCTTCCACACAGATCCGCTCTTGCGCGAGGCGTGGTGCGGCGCTCGCTGGATTGGCCCCGTTCAGGGTTCCCTCGACCCAAAGAAGGAGGCCGAGGCCGCTCTGATGCTGACCAACCGCGCCATCAAGACGAACGATCAGGTTACGCGCGAAATGTCTGGCGGCGACTGGGAAGAAAATGTCGATCAGCTTGCGCGTGAAAATGAATTGCTCGCAGCCATCGGGAGCGTACAGCAGCCAGCAGAAAACACACCGCCTGCGAGCGGTGAAGAGTGAAGGAGGAATCGGGCATGAAAATGAAAAATGCGCCGGCTATTTCGATCAGCAAAAAGGTCTATACCATGGCCACTACGGATGAATCCGGCAGCTCGGCCGAGATCACCATGTATGGCGACATCTATGAGCAGCAGCCGACAAACTGGTGGGGCGAACCCATCGAGGGGCAGTACATTCTGCTCAGTGAGTTTTTGGAGGACCTCAAGCAGATTTCTTCCTGCAAGAACATCACAATCCGCATGAACAGCTACGGTGGCGATGCCGGAGCCTCAAATATGATTCATAACCGCCTGCGGGAGCTTTCCCGGAGCGGCGCAAAGCTCACCTGTATTGTGGACGGCGTAGCCATGTCGGGCGGCAGCATCATCATGTGCGCCTGCGATACGGTCAAGGTCAATCCGTCCAGCATCATTATGATTCACAAGTGCTGGCAGTTTCTTTTCGGCGGCTATAACGCCGATGAGCTGCGGGAGCAGGCTACGCAGCAGGACGCATGGGATAAGATGCAGTCCGAGGTCTACAAGCGAAAAACCGGGCTTTCCGAAACAGTCATCATGCACATGATGGCAGATACAACCTACATGACAGGTCGTGAGGCCATCGAAAAGGGCTTCGCGGATGAACTGATTGAAGATGCCGAGCCTGTCGGTATCGCCGCCAGCGCGGATGGGCGCAGCCTGTTCGTGCGCGGCAAGCAGTTTCACCTCGCTCCGGGCATGTTTGCCCCGGACAACATTCCTACGGTCGATTCCGAGGCAGCGGCCCCGGTTGAGGCGAATAAAAACAAGCCGGAGAATCCCGGCGAAGAAGGAGGAAACTCTATGACACTGGAAGAGCTCCGGGCAAAATACCCGGACGAAATTGCTCAGGCTGAAGCTGCTGCACGGGCCGCTGTCGATCACACCGAAGCGGTCAATGCGGCGGTTCAGGCCGAACGGGAACGGATGCAGGAAATTGACGAAGTCGCCAGCCTGCTCGATCCTGCCGACGTGCGCGAAGCCAAGTACGGCGAAAAGCCTTGCACCGCCGCCGATCTGGTGATGGCTGACGCGAAGAAGCGCGCAAAGCAGGGCAAGAAATTCCTGTCCGACCTCAAGGACGATGCCGACGAGTCCAACGCCGAAGACGTTGGCGCAACGCCTCCCCCTGCTGAGGAGGCGGAAGAAGACGATGACGCGAAGAAGACCCCGGAAGCGCGGCTGGCCGATGCAAGAGCCAAGGTTTCTGCGCTGTTCGGCAAGAAGGAGGGCTAAGCTATGACGAACCTGAGCAAGAAACTCGGCGAAATGAATTTCGACGGTCTGTTTACGGACGTCGTGCCTGCCGTTCAGGTACGCGGTGGCACCATTCGCAAGCAGACCACTTCTGCTGTCACGCTCAAGCGCGGCACGATCCTCGCAAAATCCTACGGCACGGCTGGCGACGGCAAGCTGGTGATCCTCGGCTCTACCGCCGCAAACAATGAGACCCTAACGCCGGATTGCGTACTCTGCGACGATGTTACCGTTGGCACTGACGCCGACGAAAAGGTTGCGGTCTACACGGCCGGCTGCTTCGACCCCGACAAGGTAAGCGTCGCTGCCAGCTACAGCATCACCGAAACCGACAAAGACAATCTGCGTATGCGCGGTATCGTCTTCAAGGACGCTACCGCCGCCAACTAAGGAGGGAAACCCATGAGTGCAGAACTGAATTTCTTTGATACCTATGTCCTGATGGCGATTGTTGAGGAAATCGTGCCCAAGCAGACGTTCTTCAAGGATCGCTACTTCCCGACGGGCGATGACGACATCTTCGCTTCCGACAAGGTGCTGACCGAGTACCGCAAGGGCGACCGCAAGATGGCGGCGTTCGTGTCTTCCCGCGCCGGTGATATTCCGATGGAGCGCCGGGGCTTTGAGATCCACGAATACCAGCCCGCGTTCATCGCCCCGTCCCGTCTGTTGACGATGGACGATCTGCGCAAGCGCGGCTTCGGCGAAGCCATCTACGCCAACAGCACCCCGGCCCAGCGCGCAGCCCGTCTGCAGCGTGACGATCTTGCAGACATGGAACTTCGTATCACTCGCCGTGAAGAGTGGATGGCTGTTCAGACCATGATCAACAACGCCTGCACGATGCAGTCCTACATCGATGACAAGACTGAGGGTGAAAAGCTGTATGTGCAGTTTTACGACACGACGAGCGATCACACCTACACTGTCAACACCAAGTGGAACGCAACGAACGAGAAGGGCAAAGCGTTCTTCGGCGACGTGAAGAATATGTGCCGCAAACTCTCCAAGCGCGGTCTTCACGCAGCCGACCTCGTGATCGGCTCTGATGTTGCCGACGCGATTCTCGGTCTGGATGACGTCAAGACCCTGCTCGACCGCAACAGCGGCATCATCATCGGCACGATCGATCAGCAGCTCAGCCCCTATGACGGCGTTGTCTACATGGGTACGCTGAACTTCGGCGGCTTCCGTCTCAACGTGATTTGCGTGGACGAAACCTACGTCGATGACAGCGGTGCGGAGCAGAGGTACTTCCCCGCGACCTCCGCAATGGTCACGGCTCCCGATTGCGGCCACATGATGTACGGCCAGATCACGCAGATCGATTACGGTTCGACCGACTTTACCACCTACGTTGCAAAGCGTGTGCCGAAGTTTGTCCTTGACCAGCCCGGCGATAAGCGCAAGCTGCGCCTTGCCACCCGCCCGCTGGCGGCACCGAAAGATGATTGCCCGTATATCTACGCGGCAAACGTCGTGGCCTGATCGGCGTGTGAAAGGAGTACGGCATGAAAATTGAAATTATCAGCGGCTCCTACGGCTGGCGTAAGACCAAGGACGCCATGCCGAAGCTCGTTGAGCGCGGCGGCATCTGCGAGGTGGACGAAGCTGAAGCAAGGCGTCTCGTCGCGCTCGGCGTCGCAGCGATCGTCCACGAAGCGGACGAAGCGCCTGTTGCAAGCGACAGCACGGTCGAAAGCGGCGACACCCCCTGCGTCGATATGCCCAGCGAAGAAAACGGCGCAGAGAGCGACGCAGAGGCCCATCTCGACGCGGAGCAGTTGCAGGAAATGACGGTGGCACAGCTCAAAGAGCTTGCCGCCGAGCTTGGCATTGAAACGGCAAAGCTCCGCAAGAAAGATGACCTGATTGCGGCAATCGCCGCTGTGCCCGTCGAGCCGGGCGAGGAAATCAGCGAGGACGATCTTCCGGAGCTGAGCGCCGCCGCGCCGGTGGTATGAGCAAATTCAAGGACATGGTCGCGCGTGATAACGCACGGACCTTTATGAACCTTGACGAGTTTGCGGAGAAGCGAATCGTGGTCTACGACGGCGTAACCTACGACGGCGAGGATCACGCCGGTATTCCGGTCGTGCTGTCCGGGCTGAAAGAGAAAGACCGCCGCCAGCTTATGAGCGATCATATTCAGGGACTGTTCCTCGTTTCGTCCGTGCTGCATTGCAGGATTCAGGATCTAGGCGGCAACCAACCGGAGAAAGGGACGCGCATGGAGATCAGCGATCCCGATGACGCTACCTTCTTCCGACGCTTCTACGTCGCCTCGTCGGTCTGCGAGCTGGGCCTGCTTCGCGTAGAACTGGAGGCGTTCAACGAATGAGCAAGTATTCTAAAGCGTACTTCAACCCGTACTCGGATAGCTTTTCCTGCCGGGTAGCCATTGTATCACCAGAGGTGTTGCAGGAGGCTGAGCAAAGGCTGGCGGAGTTTCCGGGTGGCATGGAATCAGCAATGAAGCGAGCGATGGCGCGCGCGACCGCGCATCTTCGGACGCAAAGCACGAGAGAAATTCGGAAAAAATATGACATTTCCAGAAAAGCTATTCGCGCAGAGCAGAACATCAAGGTTAGCTATCGCTATTTCAACGGCGTTGAAGCAAAAATCTCGTTTCGTGGCAACAAAATCCCCCTATTCCGCTACGGCGGCGCATCTCCGAGCCAGCCAACCGTCAATCCAGAAAAAACTGTCATGGCAATCATTAACGGCAATCTTCGCCCGGTTCATCCGGGCATTGCCGCAGCAGGCCATCAGCTTCTTTCAACAGCTCCGTTTAAGTTTGATAACGCCTTTGTCGCCACAGTCAAAGCAGGAACCGGCGGCAAAACTCATACGGGTATTTTTGAACGGACTGGCGGGAGGATGGCTAACGGCGGTGCGGCAATCAAAGAAATTATGGGTTCGTCCGTTCCACAGATGGTAGGCGGTGAGGATGTGGCTGAAAGTCTTACGGATCAGGCAATGGATAAGTTTGAGGAAAGATTGGTGCATGAGGTAGACGCAATCGTGAAAGGATGGGTGCCGGTATGACACGACTTAATTTACTGGACGCGCTCACGAGCTTCACGAATGAGGTCATGAGCGAAACGCTCCTTCCCGTGCGGCGGCAAAAGAGCGATGAGGAAGAACCTGCCGAGCGCCCGCCCCTGGTCTACCGCCCGGGTCGGTCGGCGCGGGAATGCGCCGCG